GTAGTATTCTGCCTCGAAGGTCGTAGCTGGCGTAAGGACTACTACAAACCTTATAAGGCCAATCGCCAAGAAACTCGTGCGGCTATGACTGTTAAAGAGCAAGAAGAAGATAAATTGTTCTGGGAAGCATTTGATGAGTTTAAAAACTTCATCGTAGAAAAGACCAATGCTACAGTAATACGTCATGAAAATTTAGAAGCAGATGATTTAATTGCAGGATGGGTGCAAGCACATCCTGATGCAAAACATGTTATTATCTCAACAGATGGAGATTTTGCACAATTAATCAGTCCAAACGTAAGCCAGTATAATGGTGTAGGCGATTTACATATTACACACGAAGGGATATTTGATGCTAAGGGTAAACCCGTTAAAGACAAAAAAACTGGCGAGCCTAAGCCTGCACAAGACCCTGAATGGATGCTGTTCGAAAAATGTATGCGAGGCGACACATCAGACAATGTATTTTCAGCTTATCCAGGTGTACGAACAAAAGGGTCAAAGAATAAAGTTGGTCTCATGGAGGCGTTTGAAGATCGCAAGACTCGCGGATATAATTGGAACAATCTAATGTTGCAACGTTGGGTCGACCATAACGGTGTCGAACATCGCGTGTTAGAAGATTATCAACGTAACGTACAGTTATGCGATCTTACAGCACAACCAGATGATATTAAAGCTAAAATTAAAGAAACAATTCAAGCAAACGCAGTACCTAAAGAAGTGTCACAAGTAGGTATACGTATGCTTAAATTCTGCAACGCATGGGACATGAAAAAGATTGCAGACAACATACAAACGTATGCTGAACCGTTCCAAGCAAAATACCCTCAAGGAGAAAACAAATGAGTGCAATCACAGAGAAATTATCTAAAGCAAACGAGAGTTTTACAATCAACCGTTACGACAACGGCTTTATGATTGAAGTAGGCGGACGTGATGATAACGATGACTGGAAAACAGCCAAAGTTATTGTAGGTACAGAAGATGAATTAATCGAATTGATCCGCGAAACTTTAGCATTACCAATTGCAGAGTAAGGAGAATAACATGGCTCAGTGGACTGTTAGTACCTATTACAAAAAATCTTGTCAAGAAGTTGAAACGTATAGCCAAAGTAATGGTGATGGTAAGGTAACTGTAGTTAACGGTTTTCGCTACGGCGAATGGACTGTAGAAACTACAGACGACAATCCACCCGAGTTTGAGTTTACAGAAGTACCAGGCGGGGACGGCAAGAAAGACAGCATCAATATGCTAGACTGCGAAGTTAACAATATTGAAAGTGTTGAGCTTGTTGAAATGTTTGACGGCGGTTGCTGGTACGATGTAGAAATTGAAGGACTTGATGAAGATGCGGAAGAAGAAATTCGAGAATTCATCGAAGAAAATAGTCCGTATGAATTAGAAGAACGCGAAGAAGATCCATGGTATCAAGGCGATACTGAGTGGTGGATTTGGGGACCGATTGAAATTAAAAACGAAGCTGGCGATACTGTACGTATTATTTGTGCAGATTCAGATGGCAATGTAGTTGATTTTGTTGACGAATAATGAATTTAATTCGCAAGATATTAAAAGCGTTGTTTAGTCCCGGGTGTGGAGGCGACTGCCGGCAAGGCAGATTGCCCTGTACATGCCGACAAAAAGAGAGATAAATACGTATATTACTCCAGTGCCGTCAGGGCTGAGTAATGTAAGGAGAAAATATATGTATGATACAGTATGTATGTACGAAACAACATGCCCAAATAAAACTACGGGGTGTAAGGAGAAAACTATGACAGAGATACACGCAAAACCAATTGTAGATGGAAAGTTTTGGATTGTAGAACAAGACGGTCAAAAAATTGCCACACTACATAAAAAAGAAAATAACAAGTTCGTTCTCAGTAGTACTAACGGCGAAGTTATGTTTAACAAAAAAGATGACTTAACTAAAGAATTTGGTAAAGGATTTTTCTTAACTGGTACCAAAGTTAAAGTTACTGCTTCCGAATCCCACGAAGTACATGGATTCCCAGCCATGTGTAAACCATACAATCCAATGTATGATGTGAAAAGAAAATTACCACTGTTTACAAAATCAAATGCCAGTAAGAGTTTATATTGTGCAGGTTATTACACAATTAAATTTGAAAAAGGATGGGTTAGAAGTTTTTGTCCTAAATTGATTACCATCGAACGTTATCCTAGTAAAGGTCCGTTTAAGACAGAGTTTGAAATGAAAACGGTACTATCAAATGCAAAATCAAGTTAATACTACTCCTGTAATGCAATTTACTCAATTGCTAAAAGCCGCAGAATTAAGTCAACAAAAAGAACTTAAGATTCCAATTCAACAGGCAAGATTGCTTAATATAGCACTTACAGAAATATTGTCTAAGATGAACCAAGACTATGAAAGCCTATTTCATAGTCTTAAAAATTCAAGCGATACTGAAGTACTCACAGTACAAATGGATGGTGGCGGGTTTTCTGACAATTAATAGATAAATATATACGTACATTTGAGACGTATATTATGAGCAGACCAAAACCTAAAGTGTTATTAGAGCATACTAATAAAAAGACTTATAAATCCGAACAGATTTTAGAGTCGGAAGCCATTTGGGCTGTTTTTTATAAAGGTGAGCCTTTTAACCTAAAAAGCTTCAGCAGTGTTACTAGCTATCCTGGACCAAAATATAAGAAGACTAGTTTTTCAAATCCTGGCCACGCACTTAATCTAGCTAAAAAATTAAATTTAACCTTTGGTACCCAGGAGTTTGCAGTTTATAAACTTACTACCGGCGCCGTGGTTAAATGATAAGCAAAGAATCTTATACCAAAATATTTTTGCAACAGTGGAATAAAAGCACTGACGAAGCAAATATCAAATTATATCAAAGAACTTGGTTTATAAACAACAGAACCAAAAATGGCGGTGGACTTCGCCTTACCGATGCCGGTTTTGAATTTTTACAAACTGAATTGGATTTGGCTTGCTATGAAGTTCCATTTACTGCCGAAATCGATTTAAGTCCTCAAACAATTATATTTTTGGATAGATATATCGATTGTCCATATTATCTCACAAGCCAAAGTATTACAGTATTTTCCGAACGCAAGAGTTTTGAGCTTTATATGTTTTCGGACGACATACGTAAATTTGGACTAATTAAAGCGATGAAAAATCGTCAAGAACCCAACGAATCTGTTTGACATACTTGCGGACTGGTGCTATACTATTAAAACAGTACAGCACTGATCCAGTTAAAACTTAACATAGCAAGGAAACGAAAATGGCAGAAATTAATAGCCGCACAGTTGGTCCAAAAGGCGCAAAAAAGTCTTTGCGTAAGGCCTTCAATAACAAACGTCCAATTTTCCTGTGGGGTCCTCCAGGCATTGGTAAATCCGATATTATTAAACAACTTGGTAAAGAACTCGATGCTCACGTAATTGATGTACGTTTAAGTTTGTGGGAACCTACCGATATTAAAGGTATTCCATATTTTGATAGCAATACTAGCAAAATGGTTTGGGCTCCTCCACTAGAATTGCCAGATGCAGAAATGGCAAGTAAGCATAAACAGATCATTTTGTTTATGGATGAAATGAACTCTGCGGCTCCTGCTGTACAGGCGGCGGCTTATCAGTTGGTTCTTAACCGTAAAGTTGGCACATATGAATTGCCAGATAATGTTGTAATGGTTGCCGCTGGTAACCGTGAAACTGACAAAGGTGTTACATTCCGTATGCCTGCTCCGTTGGCTAACCGTTTCGTTCACTTGGAAATGCAAGTTGACTGGGAAGACTATTTCGAATGGGCAACCGAAAACAAGATTCATAAAGACGTTGTAGGCTTTTTGACATTTAGCAAAAAGGACTTATACGACTTTGATCCAAAATCCAGTTCACGTAGTTTTGCTACTCCACGTTCTTGGAGTTTTGTAAGCGAACTACTTACAGACGATGACGTTGACGAAAATACATTAACAGATTTGGTTTGTGGATCTGTAGGCGAAGGGTTGGCAATTAAATTTATGGCGCATCGTAAGATTGCTAATAAAATGCCAGACCCACGTGATATTCTTAAAGGCAAAGTTAAAACCATGGAGTCCAAGGAAATCAGTGCTATGTATTCCTTGACTATTAGTCTATGTTACGAGTTGAAAGACGCATGTGACAAAGGTGAAAAAGATTGGAACTCCATGGTTAACCATTTCTTCGAATTTATGATGAATAACTTTGAAACTGAATTGGTTATTATGGGTACTAAGTTGGCATTGTCTAGTTACAAATTGCCATTAGATCCAGATGAAATCGCATGTTTTGATGATTTCCATGCTAAATTTGGCAAGTATATTAGCCAAGCAACTGAAAAATAATTTGGTTTGAAGGCATTTGACACCTCCTTCGGGAGGTGTTATAATATATACATAGTACAAATTCAGGAGCAAGAATGTCACATACAGATCCAATTATCGATAAAATTATTGTAGCCCGAGTGGGTTTATTGTTGCGCCATCCATTCTTTGGTAATATGGCAACTCGTTTGCAAATTAAAGAAGCAGAAGAATGGTGTCATACTGCGGCTACAGATGGTCGTGCCATTTATTTTAATCGTAAGTTTTTTGAACCACTTACTAATAAACAAATTGAATTTGTCATTGCTCATGAGATTTTGCATAATGTGTTTGACCATATGGCACGACGTGAAAGCCGTAATCCACAAATTTTTAATATTGCCGCAGACTATTGCGTAAACGGACAATTAGTTCGAGATAAAATCGGTGACCATACTATTGAAGGCATCAAAATCTTCCATGATCAAAAATACTATGGCATGGGTGCTGAAGAAGTGTATGACAAGATTTTTGATGAATATGACGAACAAGAATTACAAGCACTTGGTCAATTACTGGACGATCACATTGACTGGGGCGAAAAAGACCCGTCAGGCAATCGCCCACAATACAGTAAAGAAGAACTAAAAAAGATTCGTGACGAGATTCGCGAAGCTACAGTCCAAGCCGCTAATGCCGCAGGCGCTGGCAATACTCCTGCAAGCGTACAGCGTATGATTAAAGAATTTACAGAACCTAAAATGGATTGGCGTGAAATTTTACGTCAGCAAATCCAAAGCGTAATCCGTAATGACTTTACATTCCAACGTCCTAATCGTAAAGGCTGGCACATGGGTGCAATATTGCCAGGTATGAATTATGAAGAAACTATCGATATCTGCGTTAGTATTGACATGTCAGGTTCCATTGGAGATGACCAAGCAAAAGACTTCTTAAGTGAAATTAAAGGCATTATGCAAGAGTACAAAGACTTTAAAATTAAAGTATGGTGCTTTGATACTCGAGTATATAACGAAGCAGACTTCGATGGCTACAACATGGACGAGTTTGATGAATACGAACCTATGGGCGGTGGCGGAACTGAGTTCGATGCTAACTGGGAATACATGAAAGAACACGATATTACTCCTAAAAAGTTTATCATGTTTACAGATGGATACCCATGGTCAAGCTGGGGTGACCCAGATTATTGTGATACTGTTTTTGTCATTCACGGCAATGATAAAATTGTTCCTCCATTCGGTGAAGTAGCATACTATACCTTTTCTAAAGAAACAGCATAATATGGCATTAAAGAATGGCAAACCCAATCCTTTGAATTATTTTGGCTTACGTAGGGTTGAGTTTGCCGCTCCACATTTTACATACACTACTATAGATCGATTTAGTCCAAGTCTAGCTAAGAATCTAGATACTTGGATTAAACACAATTTAAACGGTAGATATTATTTAGGCCAAGATCTAACACTAGATCACAACAATACTATAGTCTATATTACACGTATTGGATTTGAGCAAGCTAAAGAGTTAAGTTTTTTCAAGATTGCCTGTCCAGAAATTATAACAAGATAAATTATATGTGTAGATTTAATAAGGAGATATCATGACTGATACAGTAGAAAACACACAACCAGAACCAGAAGCACAAGCACAACCTCAGGCACAGACAGCAGATCAAGGTGCAGATTTGAACATTCAAGATTTAAGCGCAATGAAATCTATTATTGATGTAGCAAGCAGTCGTGGTGCGTTTAAACCAGCTGAAATGATGATGGTAGGCACAGTTTATAACAAATTAAGTGCATTTCTAGATGCCGTTGCTAAACAAGCAGAAGCACAAAAGGCCGCTGGAGCACAACCAACTCAAGGAGCCTAATATGGCTGAACTAAAACACGTAGGTAGAGTAAAATCTACTAATAAAAAATGCGTGGTAGTGTTTCGTACACTCCCAGGCGATGCATTTAATTGCTTAATTGCACCAACTGAAAATCTTCCAGATTCATATCATGATGCATTAATTAATTTGGTAGAAAGTCCAGCAGGGCAAAACTCAAATGAATTTGGCGAAGTAATGGCACGTAGTAATTTCCCAGATGGTTCTATTATGTTGGCCGCTTTGCATACACAAAATCGTTTGATTAAAGTATCTACAGATCAAATCGTAATGACACCAAACGGTGTAGTAAGCCTTCCATTGTCTGAACTTAATCAGATTATTGCTGAACAACTGGGCACTACAGTAGATGCATTGTCATTGAAATCTGGCATTACAGAACCACAACCAGATCCAAACGTTACAGTTTCCGATGTAGCTACAGTACAAGATGTTCCAACATCACAATCTACTGTTCAAACTACTCAACCTACTTCGTTTGATAGTCCGGATGCAGAAGCTAAGTTCTATCGTAGCCAAGCAGATAAGTTAAGCAAAGAAGCCGCAGAAATGCGTCGTAAAGCTGAAGCACTATCGCCAACTAAAAAAGCAAAGTGATATCAAAGGGAAAGCAACTTCCCAAAGATGTAATTGATCACTGGCCCGAAGTATTTTCGGAAATAGAATTAAACGTACTTCCGTTAAAGTATGTTACATCAGTTTTGATTACTTTTAAAGACGGCAAAAAGTGGGAAGTCAAGATCAGCGCCGTAGCAAGACGTGACGGATGGCGTGCCTTTGAACAACAGCTCGGCGAGTTAGTAAAAAATTATGAAGAAAACATTGATAATGTTGATTTTAAATTAGATACTAAACGTGTTAAAGAAGACATTGAAAAAGGTACAGCCAAATTTTTAAAAAAGAAGAAGTTATAAATGAATGTCAGATTACTTAGTTACAGCCAACCAACACAAGAATTTGCTTCTTTGGGCATTGATGATGCGCAGGAACTTATTGCGTATTGTGCCCGTGTCAGCAATCCCAGCAATCAACTTAACACAGACACATCAGAAAAACTTATTAAATATCTCATCAAACACCAGCACTGGTCACCACTCGAGATGGTCAGTGCCTGTTGTGAGATCACTACCACCAGAGACATTGCCCGTCAGATCCTCCGACATAGATCTTTTAGCTTTCAAGAATTTTCTCAGCGATACGCAGACCCTACTAAGGACCTTGCATTCGTCACAAGAGAAGCACGATTGCAAGACACAAAAAATCGCCAAAATAGTATCGAAACGGATGATGAAACTTTACAGCGAGAATGGGAAGATGTGCAACAACGAATTATCGAAGCATCGCAACTTGCATATGAATGGGCTATCACTAAAGGCATAGCCAAAGAACAAGCTCGTGCTGTATTGCCCGAAGGATTAACAGAAAGCCGTTTATATATGAATGGCACACTACGCAGTTGGATTCATTTTATTGAATTACG